TTTCCAACTTTCAATCTCTTCCTGTATTTCCTCAGGGGTACCAAAGTTTGTAGCAGAAAGATATTCTCTTACGATTCTTTCTTGGTGATTTGGTTCCCCTGGATCTAGTTCAAATGTTTCTTCTACGTGAGAAAGAACTTTAAACAGACCTTTGAGATCCTGGCCACCGTCAGCTACATATTTAGCAGCTACCTGAAGCTCTTCTGGAAGTGACTGAAAGAACTCAGCAGGAGTAGATTGTCTAATACTATTCTCTCTTTCTTCAAAGTTAGCTTCTAACAGTTCTTCAAAATCATTTAGAGTATAGTCTTCAATTGCCTTATCATCGTCAAAAGGAACAATCTTACCAGCATCAATAAGTTTCTTAACTAGTTCAACTGTGCCGTCTTTGGCAATCTTAGCTCTTCCTGGAGTTTTCTTAGGTTCATCATCTTCTTCTGAACCTAGAGAAGCATCATCCGGATCTACATCTTTGAGTACATCCTCAAATGCTCCTGGCTTCTCAGTACTTTTTGAATCATCATCTGATTCATCTGGCTTGTCAAGGAACGTGGTGTCTATACTTCCTTTTGAAAATACACTAGGCTTTTTTTCTTCAGGAAGCAGTATACTATCTGCTCCCGGAGTACCTAGAATATTATCTAAGTCAATATCAACTTGTTCAATTGTTGTTGTTTCTTGTGTTGTTTCGTTACTCATATTTTGTTGGTTTTATGAAATGCTACACTAGTAATATACACAAAAGTATGATTTTAAACTTTAAAAATTTTTTGCCTTTAGTAAATAAAGTGCATCTTATAGCTACTTCTTAGGTTTTTTACTATTAGACTTGTTTTTTTGTGGTACATCAAACTTGTTTTTATTCTCTTTAGCTATTGCTAATTGATTAGCCGCTATCTCTCTTTGAGCAGCTATCTTTTCTCTTTCAACCGCTACTTTCTCCCTTGTCTCCATAGACTTATTTACTTCCTTCTCTCTATTAAAAGACATAGTGGTTTGATATTCCTCACTCTGTCTAATTCTATCCATAGCGTCAAGGTAGTCAGATTGTTTATTCTCATTAATGTCCTGCATTGAGCCATAGCCGGCAGATCTAATCTGAGCTTCAAGAATATCCTTCTGTCTGTCTTTTTCATTCTCATCTGCCTCAAACTGTCTCTTGAGTTGTTCTTCCTGAGCCTTGGCCTGAAGCATTTGCTCTTGCATTTGCTGTTGCTGCTCCATTTCTTGTTGGCGGATCATCTCCGATTTTTGTTCCGTCTTTTTGAGAATGTGTGTAACTTCTGCAATAGAATCAGACTTAATAATATTACCAAGATCGTAGATACTAGCACCACTAGTATTATTGCTAAGAGCAAGCTGCTTAAGCTGCTCAAGAATAGCTCTCTGGTTGGCCTTAGTATTAATAAAAATATTAAGATCCCTAAGCATAAGATCTGTTCCATTTATCTCAAAGTTTTTCTTTTCGTCTAGTGACGTTATATACTGAAGTCGTGTAGACGGTTTTGTAGAATGGTAGTACTGAGCTAGGTCAGTTCTCATCTGATGTACTCTAGGCATCAGATAATCACAGTGCTGAATAAAGTAGGTCTCTGTTTGGGCATAACTAGCATTAACAGATTGCTCTACTCCGGTAGCGGTTTGCCTTGTTATTTCCTGACCCAAACGCTGTGGAGTAATACCAATTACCTCAAATGCCTGCTGCTTAAAGTATTGAGCCAACTGAATCCTAGACATCAGACGCTCAGTCTGTGACATATCTAGTTTCTGGAAGTGGTTAAAGTTTAGAGCATTCTCAGTATTAGTAATAGACGTATCCAGAGGTAACATCTGGAAGTTCTTCATTGCTACATATGCCTTAGCAAAGTTACCCTTTCCCCAATCTTCTCCCAGTGAGTGTCTAGGTAAAGAGTTCTGATCCAGCATAATCACAGTACCCAATTCATCTACGAGGATATCTGCAATCTGGTTGTTTACAATATTGTAGGCAATCTGGAAAGGTTTCATCAGATCTACAAGTGATGTAGATCTAGTGTTTCTATCAGAGAACACAGAACCTTCTACAGGAAGTTTACAGCCATATAGAGAATTATCTCCTTTAAACTGAAACTTAAGTGGCCCAATGTGATTCTGGTTTATACCCAAGTAAATAGGAGTAATACCTCCGGGATTATTTGTACCCCAGAATGTAGGTCTATTAGGGCCGACCTTTACGCCACCCCAAACCTGGTTAATCCAGATCCAGTCAATGTGTTCACCAAATACAAGGGTATGCTTATTCTTATTAGCTACTAGAGTAGTATTATATTGAGGCTTATCAGTAACCTTGTAATCTTCATCCACAATGTCTGTGATGACTTCACCTGACTCGGTAATCTTAGTAAGGTGACCTACCTTTCTTTGTGACTTCCAGTATACAGTAGTTACACGGAGAAGGTTAGACATACCCATATCTAGGTAATCTTCATTCTCCATCATAATCCAGTTTACAATATCACCACCATATACAGCACTATCCCACATAGAGGTAAACTGTCTGTACCCAAGTGATGGCATATTAGTGTTCCAGTCATGTGATTTAGTACCATCATAATAAGTACCGTCATTCTGATAACCCTGAATAGGATAACCTGCAGACCTTACAGGATAGATAAGTTCTATAGATGACATCTGTTCCTCAGTCATCAACCAGCCGTACTTGTCAATGACATCAGCTACAGTCATCATATCATATTTACCAACCCAGTTGGAATCTGATATGTATCTTCTATCTGGAGACTTTTGATAGAAAGTCATAACGGGATTCCAGAGTTCTACCTCATAGTCATCCTCTAGCATTTTAAAATGCCAAAACTCTCTATCAGTAATCAAAAGATCTCTAAACCCTCTTTCTTCTAATTCGTCCATGTAGAATCTTTCAACGTCAACTCTATGTTGATGTTCAGACCATTGTTCTATCATTGACCGGTAATCCTTCTGGAAAAACGCTTCAATTTCAGGAAGACTCTTTAATTTTTCTGGGCTTAGTTCCTGCTGAAATTCTTCCGAATCCTCATCCATACCCATCTCCATAAGACGAGACAAAACTTTTTGTCTAGCATCCTTTACTAAAACTTCCTCTACCTGAGCTCTCTTTTGCTCTAGCATTTCATTGTAAGAGTACTCATCTACTGCAGAATATGTTACGCGGGTAGATCTTTTAGAAAACTCAGCTGTGAGAGTATTAATTACATTAGGAATAATAGGATAGAACTTAAGTTCTAGAGCAGAAGTATCTTCTTTAGTTAGAGTATCAATTAAATCAGCATACTCATTATCTTCTTCAATTACATAGTCTGTCCTATCAATAATGCCTTTTGCCAGCTTATAATTCTTCATTAATCTTCTGGCATTTCTGCGAACCATTTTAAGACCTTGCCATTCCAGCCAATCTAGACACCAAGCCGCCCAGTCTTTATCCTTTTTTGATCTAGGCAAAAACTGAATAGGCTGGTTGAGAGTACCCATTTTGTTGTACTCTGTCTTGGCACCAGCCTTAATCTGCATTGCATTATATATCTGCATATTATCTTAAATTTCTAAATGGTTGTTTTGGAACTCTCATATTGTCAAATGAAGAACCCTTCCCGCCTATGTGACGGAATGGGCTCCTAACTAATTTACTGAATTTATTGGAGTTATCCAACTTTTTTGCTCCAGCTGTTTCTTCATATCTCTTTTTATATCCTCTATTAGCCTGCTGTACTTTGGCAAAAGCTACAAGTGCTGCAAAGCTAACTAATCTATCCACGTTTACCCCATCTCTGTAGGCCATCATTTCTTTTAATAGCATTAGATCGGGAATTCTCTCAATTCCATATTTAATCCGCATAACTTTACCGTCAGCGGCTACATCTTGATCTAACTCTTCTTTTAAGAATTCAATAGCGTAACTGAGCATATGGCTTTTAAATAAAGTACCGGTATTTCTCCAGCCATATTCCTGATAAACATTAGCGTTGGCCCCTATATCTTTTAAGAAAAGAATCTGAGATCTGGGTACAAGATACTTCTGTTTCTTTCTGTAAATCATATAGTTAATAAACTGGGATATGTTATTTTCTACTATAGCCCAGGCATTATACCATTCAATTATAAGCTCTAACCTCTCATGAGTTTTATTAATATCATCAAATCGACCACACCAAGCTGCTACTATTTTGTCTGATTCAATATAAGTCTGTATCTCAGAGCCATTATTCTTAGTTACCTCTACTGCAGTTTTATAGATATAGATAGAGCATAGTGATTCAGAGGTAGTTGTTTTACCTTCACCAACCGGGTCAATAGAAGCATAGTATGTCCCAAATTCAGGACTCTTTTCTGGACGCTCCCATACTACAATAGAGCCTGTTTTATCTTCAGTGTTCTTGGTAACTGGAAACTCTAGTATAGGTAACTTATTAGTTACCTCAGCCTCTATTTCGTTTTTCTCATTCCTATGTAGATCTACAAACTCATATGGATATTCTTTTTCTTCTATTCTTTGTATCTGAGCTGTTACAAGGTGACTAGGGAATGCCGATACTGTTCTAAAGTCAAATGCCTCTTTTACATTTCTAGGGTGCTGTGAGATACGGAGCTGGTATTCCTGAGGGTCAAGTTCCTTCTTCCATTTAGCAAACTGCTCATCTAATGCCTCTAAAGCTTCCTTAACCTGGGAGTTTCCGTACTTATCTACAAAAGGCGGCATAGACCACTGTTCAGGAATGA